ACAAGAAAATCCGCCCGCTCGGCGCGCTGGTGACGGTCGCCAGCGCCAGCCTGAAGCCCTTTGTCGTGACGGCGCGGCTTTGGACCTTCGCCGGTCCCGACGCCACGCTGGTCCTGGCCTCCGCCCGTGCCAGTCTGGACGCCTATCTCGCCAAGTCCCGCAAGCTCGGGCGCAATATCACCCTGTCGGCCCTGTCGGCCGCGCTGACCGTCGAAGGGGTGCAGCGCGTCGTGATCGATGCGCCGCTCGCCGAGATCGTCTGTGATCCGACCCAGGCGGCATCCTGCACCGCCATCACCATCATCCATGCGGGCTATGATGAATAGCCTCCTGCCCCCCAATGCGACCCGGCTGGAGCGCGCCTTGGAAGCGGGCATTACGCTGCGCCCGGCGGTCGACGCGGCTGCCATGGCCGAGGTCATCGACAATGCGGCGCTCGCCCCCGCCTTTCTCCTGCCGTGGCTGGCCTATGGCAGGTCGGTCGACGCCTGGGACGCCGACTGGTCGGAGGCCGATCGCCGCGCCGCGATCGCCGAATCGATCCCGATGCATCGGATCAAGGGCACCCGCGCCTCGGTGGAGACGGTGCTGGGCCGCTTCGATCGCCGCGCCCGCCTGGTCGAATGGCATGAGGCCAGCCCGCGCCGACCCGCCTACACCTTCGACGTGATCCTGCCCATGGTGCTGGAGGATGGCACCGCGCCCGGCGGTCGCCGCGCCTCCGCATCTTTCGCCGACGCGATCGTGCGCGAGATCGCGCGGGTGAAGCCGCTGACCGAGCATATGCGGCTGGTCCAGGAAATCCGCGCGGCGGGTGCCGTGGGCATCACCGGCGTCGTGCGCGCCTTCGCCTATACCCGCGCCGACGCCACCATGACCATCGACCGATCGCCCGACTGGGCCGCCTATCTCCAGACCGAGGATGGCGAGCCGATCGAAGCGGGTGACGGCACCTTTCTGGACACCCGCCCATGACCGCGCTGATCCTGACCATGACCACGGCCGGGCTGGGCCGCTTCACCGCAGCGCAGACCGATACCGGCGTCGACCTGACCGTCACCCATGTCGGCCTGAGCAGTGCATCTTTCGTCGCCGCGCCGACGCTGACGGCGCTGCCTGGCGAATTTCGCCGGGTCAATACCGTGTCAGGGGCGCGGGTCGCCGACAATGTCGTGCATATGACCGTGCAGGACGATGCGGCACTGACCTATTCGGTGCGCGGCTTCGGCCTTTTCCTGGGCGACGGCACGCTATTCGCCACCTATTGCCAGCCGGTGGTCCTGGTCGAGAAGTCGACCGGATCGACCCTGGCGCTGGCGATCGACATCGCCTTTCCCGAAGCGACGGCCGCCAGCATCCGCTTCGGCGACACGAATTTTCTCAATCCGCCCGGCACGGCCGAGGTCAAAGGGGTGGTCGAGCTGGCCACGCTGGCAGAGGCCAATGCGGGTGATGCGACCCGCGTGACGACGGGCGCGATCGTCAAGGCGATGATCGCCAGCGCGCTCGATATGGTCACCCAGGCGCTGAATGGATTGACCGGCAAGACGATCTACGGCTCCGGCCTGGTCAAGGGCGGTGGCGACCTGACCGGCAATCGCACACTGACGGTCGACGCTGCCAGCCCGGCCGAGGTGCTGGCGGGCACGCGCGGCGATGTCGCTATCACCCCGGCGGGCCTCGCTGCCCTGGCGGGTACGATCGCGACGACTGGTGAATTCCAGATTGCGCCGGGCATTTACGTCAAGATCGGCCTGACATCCGGCCCGCATGGCGAGGGTCCGATCGAGATTGCATTCGCCACACCATTCCCCAATGCGTGCCTTTTCGCCGCCCCGATCGCGATAAATTCGCGCGGGGACATACGCTGCGACAGCTACGCCCAGGAGCGCGCCCTGACCGCGTCGACCTTCACGGCCTTCGTCCAGAAGCAGGCGAGCGACAGCACCAATATCGACGCGATCCGCTGGATCGCGATCGGCCGGTAAAAGGACCAGCGCCATGGCCAAAATCTCCGAAATTCCTTTGCTCGCCAAGCCGATCGGCAATGAGCACGCTGTCGTCGCGGACCCGGCCGACAGCAACAGGACCAAGCGGGTGCCTGTCGGGGACCTTGCCAATGCGGCCGTGGCACCGGCTGTCGCGCAGGCGCTGGCCGCGCGTGACGAAGCGGTCGCCGCGCGCAAGGCATTGCAGATTGTCGAAGGGGCGCTCCTCGATCCACTGGAGTATGAGCGGTCGGGCTACGCCGAATTCCTCGTCGACCGCGACTTCAATCTGGTGAGCGGGACCAAGGCCAATGGCCTTGGCCTCGGACCCTATAGCGTCGGGGGACAAATCGTCGAACCGCTGGCGGCGCTGGAATATGAGCGGTCGGGGTTTAGCGGCTTCACCGTCGACGCCGATTTCAATCTCATACAGGGCACCGGCGACGCCGGACATTCGGCGGTCGATCTGTCGATCCTCGAATATGAGCGGTCCGGCTACAGCCGCTTTACCGTCGATTTCGATTTCAATCTGATTGAGGGTCAAAAGCACGCCGTCGCGCTGCCCGCGCCGATCGCCATCGACAGCTATGTCGTGGTCGAGCAGATGGACGGCGCGGGCAATCTGCACGTCTATTCCGAGCAGCGCGCGACGGGACGCCGTGTCCAGCTGTCGACGGCGGGCACGAAGAATGAGCTTCGGCGCGTCACCGGCGATGGCTACGCCCTCTATGCATCCGACCGCCTCCCGCGCCCCGCAGGCGGGCTCTTTGCCGCGCCCGTCAATGGTGGTGCTGAAGTCTCCGTCCTCCCATATCTTGCCCTTGTGGGCTTCGGCGACAGTCAGCAAGGCATGGGCTCCACCGATAACACCGGCTCGGTGCATGTCGCCGCCCAGCAGCTTGGCTTCCCGACCGCCCGGCAATTCGGTGTCGGGGGGCAAAGCGCCAGTCAAGCGGCGTCGCGGCTCGTCTCGGTCCCGATGACGCTGGCGACCGGCACCATCCCCGCCAGCGGCTCGGTGGCCGTCACCGTCCTGGGGGCCGATCCGATCACCGGCGGAATGCCGAACATGCGGATCCGCTACCTCATCGCGGGCGTGTCGATGATCCTGACCCGCGATACCAATGGCAGCGGGGCCTATACGCTGACCCGCCAAGTCGCGGGGGCGGCGGTGCCGGTCGCCCCTGGCATCATCGCCTATGCGATGGGGGCCTCGATCATCGGGGGCGGCGATCCGGTCGACTATCCGCGCGACTGCATCGCCATCATCCAGCTGGGCCGCAATGACTTCGACACGATCGAGAGCAATGTCGCGGCCATCCGCACCGTCATCGGGTCACTGACCCCGCTGACCCGCCGCTTCATCATCCCCCTGGTCCTACCGGCCGGGACCGGCCTCGACGGCTCTGTCATCGATCCGATCGAGCCCACGGGCAGCGAGCGGCGTGGACGTGTCGAGGCGATGAATACCGCCCTCCGCGCCGCATTCGGCGACGCCTGCCTCGATCTTCTGCCCATCATGCAGGCGCATGGCAATGGCAGCGCCGAGGACAATAGCGACATTGCGAGCGGCTATGTGCCGCGCTCGCTGCGCACGGACTTTCTCCACGCCAACGAAGCCGGGCGCGCCGTGCAGGGCCGCTACGGTTACGCTCCCCTGATTCAGCAAAAAGGATGGACCCAGCAATGAGCGGTCAATTTCAGCGCCAGCTTACCCGCAATGGCATGGCGGGATTCAAACCGCAGCGCGACGAAGCCGTCGACGCGGGGACCGTCGCCCTTTTCGATTTCGCGCATGGCTGGGGCTATGCCGATCAGGCCAATCCGGTCGCCGCTGCCAGCCAGCTGCGGAATTATGTGCGGCTCGGCGGGAGCGCCGTCACCGATACCGGCGTGCCCTGGGCGTCCGGCATGGCGAAATTCGACACGGTGGGTCAGTCGATCACCCTTCCGCCGGAATGCCGCTTGCCCGCCGATTGCACCGATTTCGTCGTGTCCTTCTGGGCCAAGATTCCCAAGACCGGCTACCCGACCGGCGGGACCGGCCAGAAAGTCACCCAGCTTTTCGGCTGCGCGTCGGGCGGCTTCATCCAATACTCCGTCCTGCCCTTCTACGATGCCGCCACGGGCAATCTGGCCATTGTCCAGCTGGGCATCAATTTCGAGGGGCCGACGCTCCCGGCGAGCCTTTTCCCCGATGACAATGCGCCGCATCACTACGCGATGCGGTGGCGCGTGCTGTCCGCGACCAAGGCGCTGCTCGAATTCTACATCGACGGGGCGCTGCGATTTTCCAAGTCGGACCTCACCTATGAAGGTGCGCTGGCGCAGCCGGACCGGGTCGCGAAGCTGGGCCAGTACTGGAATTACACGCCGGACGCCATGCGGGGCAGCATCGGGCGCTGGACGCTCCAGCGCCTGGATATCGCAGGCAGTAAGCGCCTCGCCGATGTCATCGCAGCCGACATCGCGGCCGGGCGCGGTCGCTTCGCGTGATCCGAGGGGCCGCTTGTGTAGAAAGCCCTTCTACACAAGCGGCCCCTCGCCACTGGCGGCCGCGCGCGCATGGTCGCGGTCATGGCCGATCCTGCCGATATCCAGCGCCTTGTGGGCGATCTCCTACGCGAAGGTCTGGTCGCATCCGTCGATCATGAGGCGGGCACCTGCACCGTCGAGCTGTCCGACGATCTGACCACCGGAGCCATCCCCTTCCTGTCCCCTCGCATGGGCGACGTGCGAATCTGGCTCCCGCCCTCGGTCGGCGAGCAGGTCCTTGTCCTGGCCCCAGAGGGCGATACGGCGCGTGGCATCGTGATCGGCGGCCTGTCCAGCGACGCCCGTCCCCATGTCGGGCGCGGCCCCGGTGCCGCGATGGTCTTCGGTGACGGCGCGACCTTCGGCTATGACCCTGTCGGACATAGCCTCGCCATCACGCTGCCCGCTGGCGGCACCGCCGCGATCGTCGCCGATGGCGGCCTATCGCTGAAGGGGCCGCTGTCCGTCGACGGCCCCGTCGACATCACCGGCACGCTGACCGCCAGCGATGACGTCGTGGGCGGTGGCAAGAGCCTGAAGGGCCATATCCACGACAAGGTCCAGCCGGGGCAGGGCGTGTCGGGCAAGCCGGTATGATCGGCATGGATCGCCAGACCGGCCGCGCCATCGGCGGGGTCGATCACCTGCTCCAGTCGATCGACGATCGTCTGTCCACCCCGATCGGCACCCGCGTCGGCCGCCGCGACTATGGCAGCCTGATCCCCGAGCAGCTCGACCAGCCCAATAATGCGCTGGGCCGCCTGCGCGTGATCGCGGCGGCCGCACTGGCGCTGCTCGCCGAGCCGCGCGCGCGGGTCCGCCGCATCACGCTGGCCGCCGGGCCGGATGCCCATTCGGCGGTGCTGACCATCACCGGCACCCGCACCGATGTCGCCGGTCGCCCCGGCTTCGCCGCCACCTCCACCATCCGCGCACTGTCCGCGCTTTCGCAAAGGGCCACCCCATGAGCATTCTCCACGGCATCAATGTCCGCGAGGTCGCGCGCCAGCGGCGGGGGATTACCACCGTCGCCACCGCCGTGATCGGCTTGGTCGCGACCGCGCCGCTCGCCGAAGCCTCGGCCTTCCCGCTGGATACGGCGGTGAAGATCACCAATATCCAGGACGCCATGGACAAGGCCGGGGCGACCGGCACCCTGCTGCCCGCGCTTCGTGCCATTGCGGGGCAGGTCGACACTACGATCGTCGTTGTGCGCGTCGCCCCCGGCGCCACCGATGCCGCGACCACCGCTGCGATCATCGGCGCCGACGTCGCGGGTGTGAAGACGGGGATGCAGGCGCTGCTGACCGCCTCGGCCCAGCTCAATGTCCAGCCGCGTATCATCGGCGTGCCGGGTCTGGAGTCGGAGGCGGTGACCAAGGCACTGGTGACGGTCGCGAAGAAGCTGCGCGCCCGCGTCTATGCCAAGGCGATCGGCCTCGATCGCGGCGGGGCCATCGCCCACCGCGCGCTTTTCCCCGACGCGCGCGAGCTGACGCTGCTCTGGCCCGGCGTCACCGCGCCCTATGGCGCGGGCGGCGCATCGATCGCCGTCCCCGTCGCGGCCGTCGCCATGGGCGCGCGCGCCGCGATCGATGCGACCCAGGGGTGGCACAAGACGCTGTCCAATGTCGCCCTCGCCGATATCGACGGCCTCACCGACGATGTGACCTTCGACCTCCAGGACGAGACGTGCGACGCCAATGTCCTGAATGCGTCCGAGCTGGTGACGGTGGTGCGCCTGGGCGGCCAGCTCCGCTTCTGGGGCAATCACACCTGCGCCGTGCAGGGCAGCGATTTCGCCTTCGAAAGCGCGGTTCGCACCGCCCAGATTCTCGCCGACAGCGTCGCCCTCGGCCTCGCCTGGGCGCTCGACAAGCCGCTGCTCTCCAGCCTGGTGAAGGACATCGTCGAGCAGGTGAATGAGCTTTTCCGGGCCGAAAAGCGGGCCGGGCGGATCCATGGCGCGGTCGCCTTTTATGACCCTGCCAAGAATCCCACCGCCTCGCTGAAGGCGGGCAAGCTGCTGCTCGGCTTCCGCTACACGCCCGTCCCCCCGCTGGAAAATCTCGGGATCGAGCAGGAGATCACCGACGAATTCCTGCTCGATTTCGCCGCCCTTTCGATCGCGGCCTGATCCCACCCGACCATCCCCTTTCTGAAGGATAGCCCATGTCTTTCCCCCGTAAGCTGAAGCAGATGATGATGTATGTGGACGGTGTCGGCTATGCCGCCGACACCGAAAGCGTCACCCTGCCCAAGTTGGAGCGCAAGCTCGAAAAATGGCGCGGTGGTGGCCTCGCCCGCCCCGCCAATTTCGACCTCGGCGGTGGCGATGATCTGACCGTCGAGCACAGCTATGGCGGCCCGGTGCGCGCCCTCATCCGCCAATTCGGGGCGCCGGGCATGAGCGATGTGCAGATCCGCTTCGCGGGCTCCTACCAGGATGACAGCACCGGCCAGATCCACACCTGCATCATCACCATGCGCGGCCGCCACCAGGAGATCGATCGCGGCGAGCAGAAGGTCGGCGAGGCGGGCAGCTTCAAGGTCAAGTCGGAATGCGTCTACTACAAGGAGGAGTGGGACGGCGTCACCGATGTCGAGATCGACGTGCTGGGCATGATCGAGATCGTGGGCGGCGTCGATTTGATGGCCGGTCACCGCGATGCCCTGGGCCTCGCCTGATCCCCTGACCCTTCCCGGGCGGGCGCTTGGGCGCCCGCCCCCACCATGACCGGACCCACGCCATGACCGATGCCAAGAAATTCGTGACCATCACGCTCGACGAAGACGCCGCGACCGAAACAGGTCAAGTCCTGATGCCCAAGGGCACCGAGATCATGCTGCGCCGCCCCCTGGGTGGGGCGCTGCGCGGCGTCAATCTCGGCGGCCTGGTCCGCATGGATTACGACCAGGTCGCACTGGTCGCCCCCCGCGTATCGACCCCGCCGCTGCTCCCCGACATTTTCGCGGTGCTCTCCACGTCCGACGTCACCCAGGTCGCGGGCGAGCTGGCAAATTTCTGTCTGACGAATGCGGCGCGGGAGGCGCTCTTCCCGTCCACGTAGAGGACGCGATGGCGGATATCGCATTCGTCTTTCACTGGCCGCCCCAGGCGATGGACCCTCTCTCCGTCGCCGAGCTGATGTCCTGGCGGGAGCAAGCCGCCCGCCGCCACGACCCGGAGCGTCATGGATCGTAATCTTCGCCTCAGCCTCATCATCCAGGCCGGTGACCGCGCCACCCGTCCCTTGCGCGATATCGCGGGCGGGTCGCGGGCCGCGTCTCAGGCGCTGGCGGGCACCCGCGACCGGCTGAAGGATCTCCAGCGCGCCCAGGGCGATATCGCGGGCTTCCGCGCGCTGAAGATGGGCCTGCGCTCCACCGAGACGGATCTCCAGGCCGCCCGCCAGCGCGTGACCGAGCTGGGCCGCGCCATGGGCCAGACCGCCAATCCCACCCGCGCCATGACCCGCGATTTCCAGCGCGCCAAGCAGGAAGCCGAGCGGCTGGAGCGCCAGCACGCGCAGGAGACGCGCCAGCTCGGCGACCTGCGCACCCGACTGGGCCAGGCCGGGATCGCCACCACCGATCTCGCCCGGCATGAACGCGAATTGCGCCGCCAGGTGGAAGGCACCAATCAGGAGCTGACAGAGCAGGAACGCCGCCTGGCGCGCACCGCCGATCGCGAGCGGCGCATGGCGGCGGGTCGCGCCCGCTTCGGCCGGGCGCAGGGCATCGCCACCGGCATGGCCGCCGGCGGCGCGGCGGGGATCGGCACCGGCATGGCGATGGCGGCGCCGATGCTCGCCGGGGTAAAAGCCGCTCAGGACTATGAGTCGACCATGACCGATATCGGTCAGAAGGCCGATCTGTCGCGAGCCAAAACACAGGCTCTGGGTAAAGCCCTGCTGATTGCTGCCCGTGCGGCCAATCAGATGCCCGCCGAAATGCAGGCGGGCGTCGACGCGCTGGCGGGCCTGGGCGCCAGTGTGCCCGACGCGGTGGCGATGATGACGCCGATCGGCCGCGCCGCCACCGCGTACAAGGCTGAGATCGCGGATCTGGCTAATGCTGGTTACGCCGTGAAAGACAATCTGAAGGTCGCTGTTGGCGATACGGCCCGCGTCATCGATGTCATGGCCGCTGCTGGCAAGGCAGGCGCTTTCGAGGTCAAGGACATGGCAGGGGTCTTCCCCGCACTGACCGCGTCCTACCAAGCCTTGGGGCAGCAGGGCGTAAGCGCCGTCGCGGATCTGGCGGCTGCGCTTCAGATCGCGCGGAAAGGTGCGGGCGACAGCGCCAGCGCCGGGACCAATCTTTCCAATGTCCTGCAAAAGATCAGCTCGCCAGCGACCGTCAAAGCTTTCGAAAAGATGGGCGTCGACCTGCCTAAGGCGCTAAAAAAGGCCTATAAGGAGGGCAAGACGCCGATCGAAGCACTCGCAGATGTCACGAACAAAACTTTAAAAGGCGATCTGTCCAAGCTCGGTTATCTTTTCGAGGACAGTCAGGTGCAGCAGGGCCTGCGCCCGCTGATCCAGAATATGGCGCTTTACCGCAAGATCCGCGCCGACTCTATGAATTCGGGCGGCACCACCGACCGTGATTTTGCCGAGCGAATGAAGGACTCGGCCGAGCAGACCAAGTCGCAGACCGTCAATACCGCCACCCTTGCCATCATGATGAGCGGGATGCTCCTACCGACTGTCAATACGGTCACCGCCTCGGTCAATCGATTTACGACCATGATCGGCAATGCGGCGATGCGACACCCAACGCTGACCAAGGCGCTGGTGATCGGCGCAGCTGCTTTCGCGACCCTTTTTCTTGTGCTCGGGGGCGGCGCGATTGTGATGGCCGGGCTGATGGCGCCATTCGCCGCTCTCTCCTTCGCGGCCGGGGCGCTCGGCATCGGCCTGCTCCCAGTCATCGGGATCGCGCTGGCCGTCGTCACGGCGGTCACCCTGCTCGGCGCGGCGGCCTATCTGATCTACGCCAAATGGGGCGGTATTAGCTCTTGGTTCGGCGCGCAATGGACCGCGATCAAGGGCTATGCCTGGTCCGCCATCACCTGGATCACCACCCTGCCCGGCCAATTCGCCGCGATCGGCCGTCACATGATCGATGGCCTGATCGGTGGCATCACCGGCAAGCTGGCCGCGCTGAAGGCGCTGGTCATCAGTGCGGGCAGCAATATCGCGGGCTGGTTCCGGCGCACCCTGGGCATCCACTCGCCCAGCCGCGTCTTCCGGGGCTTTGGCGGCAATATCATCGACGGTCTGACCCTGGGTATCGCCGCCCAGGAGTCGGAGCCGGTGAAGCGAATGGACAGTCTGTCCCGTCGCCTGACCGCCGCGATCGTGACCGGCTCGGCGCTACCCGGCATGGCCATGGCGACGCCCGGTGCTGGCGGTCGCGGGCCTACCCCAGTCGCCACAGCCCCCGCCCCCATCACCATCCAGATCTACGGCGCGCCGGGGCAGAGCGAAGAGACGATCGCCGAGCTGGTCGCCCGCAAGCTGCGTGAGCTGGGCCTCGGCGGCCCCGGCCCCGACTCGCCAAGCTTCGCCGATCGCCCGGATTGGGAGTAAGACATGCTGCTCGCCCTCGGCCTTTTCGCCTTCGGCATCGACACGCTGGCCTTTGACGAGATCCAGCGCAAGTCGAGCTGGCGGCACGCCACCGCCACCCGCATCGGCGCCCGCGACGCCAGCCAATATACCGGGCCGGGTGACGAGACGATCTCGCTCCCCGGATCGGTCTTCACCGAAATCGCGGATGGCGAAGTCTCGCTCGACGAGATCCGCCGCATGGCCAATACCGGCGACGCCTGGCCGCTGGTCGACGGGCGCGGCTATGTCTACGGCGCCTACGTCATCACCAGCCTGTCCGAGACGCTCAAGCATCTCTGGCCCGATGGCAGTCCGCGTCAGATCGATTTCACCATCGAGCTGCTCTGTGTCGACGAGGATCCCGCATGACCCAGCCCATTCCCGATTACCAAGTCTTCGTCGACGGCCGCGACATCACCCAGATTATTCGCGGCCAGGTGGAGCGGCCCGGCGGGCGCACCCGCCCCCGCCTGATTTCCATGGGCATTTCCGAAAAGCGCGGCGAGGAAGCCGATACCTTCGACCTGGTGCTCGACGACAGCGACGATGCGCTCGATCTGCCCCCGACCGGCGCGAAGATCCGCGTCTCGCTCGGCTGGCGCCAGGGCAGCGGGGTCACCCTCGGCCTGGTCGACAAGGGTGAATTCCATGTCGAGAGCATCGACCATGGCGGATCGCCCCCCGCCCTGACCATAAAGGCCAAGGCGGCGGACTTCACCGCCGGGCTGAAGCAGCGCCGGGAAAAGGGCTATCACGGCACCACTCTGGGCGCGATCGTCGCCGAGGTGGCGCAGCGCCATGGCCTCAAGGCCCGCTGCGCCGAGGCCCTGGCATCGATCGCGGTCGCGACCAAGGCCCAGAGCCGGGAAAGCGATCTCGCCTTCCTGCGCCGCCTGGGGCGCGAATTCGATGCGGTGGCGACGGTGAAGGCGGGCGCGCTGATCTTCAAACCCGTCGGCGACGGCAAATCACCCTCCGGCGCCGCCCTCCCCGCCGTTACCATCACCAAGAGATCCGGCGACGCCCATCAATTCGGCCGCCAAAAGCGTGACGATGCGGAGGGGGTGGAGGCGCAATGGCACAATCGCGCCACCGGCAAGCGGGAGACCTTCACCACCGGCAAGGGCGATGGGGGGAAGGCCCGTCGCCTGTCCCGCGTCTACCCCACCGAGGAAGCCGCCCGCCAGGCCGCGAACGCGGCCACCAGCCGCGCCGCGCGCGATCCCGTCAGCTTCTCGATCACCCTGGCGCTCGGCCGCGCGGATCTCGGCCCCGAGCAGAAAGTGACCGTCAGTGGCTTCAAGCGTCAGATCGACGCGATAGCCTGGCTAATCGCGGAGGTAACACACACCTTGGGCGATCGAGGTTTTACGTCTCAGATCAAACTAGATACGGTACCGTAAAGTCCCAATTACCTAAGCTGCCTGCATTCTTCCTGGCTGAAAATGCGCCGACGCTTTCATTGCCGGGGCCTCTGCCGCATCAAGAAGGCTGCGATTTCCCCGCAATGCCGTCACGGCAAGGCCTGATAAAATGAACGGCAGAGCTACAAGCGTTGCAAACGGACTGCACGCCATGATCGATGAAACGTAATAAAACGCCATATCGTTATAACGAGGATCAGCGCGAAGCTTTGCCGTTCGTGGATCGGGCGCCGGTCGTGCGCCCAGCAGGCTTCCAGCCAGCATGAACACGGCCGCGACCGGCATCATCAAGCCTATGACTGACGATGAGCTGGAAGACATAAGCCATTCAATTTCTTGACGGTCCGCATCAGTAAAACGCGGGTTTTCCATAAGATCGAGGCCGATGTCTTGGAGTCGCACGCGTAGCGGCTGCGACAGGACTGTCGACACGATGACGATCGCGCCATACGCCAAAACTAGCAGAATGACCGTCGTAAGAGCGCTCATTGGAACCTCACGAACATGCCGGTAATATGCACATGCATACCCGCATTATCAACAAACAGGTTAACGTATCGTTTCACGGCGATCACCGTTTCCGTACTCGTTTCAGGCGTTCGTACCGTAAGATGGCGAGATCATGGCGGATTTTTCGACGTACTAACTCGATCAGTACGGAAACCGCCATCCACGCTCCAAACGCGTAAAAAACGGTCCATTTCTCTGCCTTCAACGCATCCCGCAGGTCGCTCACAGGTTTGGAGTAGTCCGAAAAAGCGCTGCCCGCGCCAAGCAGGCCGATATACAGGCCCGAAGCTTTGAACAGAAATCGCCCAAGGCTAAAATTTCCAAAGAATGCCGGGCGTTCCGGTAAAGGAGCGCCACGCCCTGCGGTACGGCGTTTGGTCATTTGCCTAGCACTCGCAGAGGTATGGCATTGGCCAATTCGCCCCTGTCGTGCGGCCCGTAAACATCAAGCTGGATCGCCACACTAAGCAGGTATAAATCAGCCTTGGCCACAAACCTCATTGCCAACCACCTTTGAAATTACGATTATCGAGCGCTCGCTCAATACCGAGTCTGCTATGCACATTGAATGATCTTCGTCAGCCTAACCGACCTCGCAGACCTCGTCGAAACGCTCACCACGTCCACCAATGATGATGACACAAGTATGCGTGAGATCAACGCCGCTATATGGCGTCATGTCGGACAGCCGAATCATGATCGCCTTGATCGCGATTGGGACCGGCACTGCCCCCAATATCTCACCACTTGGGATGCGGCCTGCTCGCTAATCCTACCCGGCTGGCGCCTGGTGTTGGCGGGCATGGGATCGGAATGGACCGCAGGGCTGGGTTCGCATGGGCGAATGGTCGGGGCCTCAGCGCCCAGCGCGCCGCAGGCGATCGTTGCGGCCGCAGTACGATCGCGCATTGACTAGCGCGTATTCAGTCCCCGTGAATGGTGTAGCATCGCCGCCTCGACCTCATCGCGCAGGCCATAGACGGCGTCGCGATCGAGGCTCTCGAAAGCCTGCTGCTCTGAAGCGGCGGTGATGAGGAAAAGCTGATAGGTGATCTGCTTCGATTTCTTCCAGGCCAGATACGCGCCCGCGCCAAAGACCAGCGCGAAGAGGAAGAACGGCGGAAATCCGAATGTGATCGCCAGTGACAGCAGACACGCCCCACCCAGCAGCGCCGCCATGCATCCCGCATTCTGCGACTTGATTTCCCGAATTTCGACGCTGGTAATCTTATTGATCGCATAGCTTTTCGCGCCGAATCGCGCGAAATCATTGTCTACCGAAACCGTCATCTACCCCCCGTAATGGCTCGGATTTCCACCATTTTGGATACATCGCCGAAATGACCGACCCAGAATTGTGGAAAACCGCTACCCCTGCAAAATCATACCTAGATTAATAGGGCTGGTGGCCCGACCCACGCCCGACCAAGTGCCGGTTAATGCATGAATTTCTTGTCATGGCCGCGACCACTCCGCCTATCGAGATACGCGTCCATCATCTCCCGCCCCGCCTCCAGCAGAACCACCGTGCCGTCCACCTCGCCGAAGGCCGCCAGCCCCTTCGACACCAGCCAGCCGATATAGGGCGCGGCAATGTCGCGCGGGACATTAGGCGCGGCGAGCAGCTCATTGGTGGTCGCGGCCCGGCCGCCTGCATCCATGATGTACAGGATCAGCAGCATGTCCCAGGCGGGCTCGCCAAAGCCCCCGTCGACACTGACGAAGATCCGGTCCCGGTCGCGGCGACTGGCGTAGAGATCGGCGGCCAGTCGCGCCCGCTGGGCGCGCATCATGGCCTGCACCTGGTCAGGCGACGATCGGTCGCCCGTCCAGCGTCTTCCAGTCCGGCTCGATCAGCCCGGCCGCGCGCCGCGTGCGATAGCGATACGTGCCCACCGCCGTCGCCAGCAGCATCGGATATGCCCAGATCTGGAGCTGGATCGCATAGCCGGTCGCCTGCATCGCAGGATCCAGCAGCTTGGCCAAGTGCGCCACGATCGCGGCCAGCTGCCACCCCGCGACCCATAAGGGCCAATGCCGCGTGCACCGCGACGCCAGCACGATCAGCGCCAGCAGCAGCGCCAGGTCGACCAGCAGCGATCCCGTCGCCAGCGCGCGATACGCGCTGCAGTCGATCGTCCGGTGCACCGCTTCGTCCGACGCGAAAGCCGCGAGCTGTAGCAGCGCCGAGGCCCGCTCCGGCGCGCCGCCCCGTGCCAGCGCGTACGCACTGCACAGGGCCAGCAGCCCGAGGAAGAGATAGAGGCTCATGGCGCACCCCATCGGGCTCCGACACGCACCGCGTCAACCGGCTGTCACGCGGCATTGGCCGCTACAGCCGTCAGATGCCCGGCGGTGCGGCTCGGCGTAAGACCGGGGACCTCTTCGCGCGGCGTGTCACCATGGTCGCCATAAGCGCGCGCCGGGACATTCATGCTGTCGGCGATATCGCGAAAGCCATAATGCGCGGTGTGCACCGCCTTACGCGTCGCCATCAGCGCCTGCTGCGCCACGATCACCTGCTCGATCGAGTCATGCCCGGCGTGCAGCGGCAGGCGCGCTGTGCGGCGACCTTCGACCGCAGCGGCCTGCGCCTGCGCCAGCAGGACAAAGGCCTGGTCCAGCAGCTGCTCGGCCTTCATCAGTGGAAAGCCGACAGCCTGCGCCACACCGATCTTGGTATTCAGATTCGCCATATCGACCTCCCCGGCGGGGGAGGCCCCCGCGATTATCCCGTGAGTCGATCGAAGGCGCGCAGCATCGGCTTTGCGACTGGGGGGAGCCCGCTGCCCAGCGCCATAGCCAGCGCCAGGGCAGCCAGCGATGTCACCGCAATCAGTCCGATCCGACCCAGCGTCTGTCCCAGCGATAAGCTGTTGAGACGCCTGCCTTCTCCCAAAGCGGGCCAGAACGGGACCCCTTCGATCGACGGGGTCCTGGGTAGGGCGGCTGGGATGGGGTTCGATACCCGAGCAGAATCATACTGGTATTCGGCAGGGGGTGCGTCGGCGGATATGATTTCGCCCTCGGCGACCCCCCTGCCCTCGGCGATTGGCGTCTCCCCGAAGACGATCGCGGCGGCATGGCGCCGATCGCGCGCGCCGAGCAGCTCGACCGCCTGCGCGATGTATGCGTCCACCGTCGATTTGCTGATGCCCAGCTCGGCGCCGATTTCCTTCGACGTGGCACGCCGTGACCAGACCAGGCGCAAGCAATCGCGCTGGCGTGGGGATAGCGCGGGCAGGTCCTCGCTCATGCGGGGGTCGTGCTGATGACCGGGCGGCTGGTCCGCGCCACCCCGGCGTGCGAGCAGGGCTGTGCGCCGTGCGAGATCGACTGCTCGGTCACGGTCGCGGTGCGGGATTCGCTATGGCGAGATCTGCGTCGGCTTCTGACGACGCCGAGGGAGGGGCCGAAGGCGTCTCCGACACGCTCCGCAGATCTCGCAGAGATGACAGCGCAATGGGCAGCTTTCGTGCAAGCAGCCGAGCTTGCGATGCCCGAGAGGCCTGCGGATCGAGGCCAGCGAGCAGGCCCTCGAACATCTGGCTTAGAGCCTCCTCCGATCCGAGCGTGACTTCTAGCCGCGCCGTCAATGCCACCGGAGGTGGTAGGGGCGGCGCATTCTCATCGATCTCCTCTGTGGCCCCCGTGAGATAAGCCGGAGTCGTGTGAAGCACCTGCGCGATCTTCACGATCGAACGCGACGATCGAGCATCCCCATTTATCAACGAATTAATGGTGCTCTGGCGCACCCCTACACGGCGTGCCAGCTCGGCTTGGGAGATGCCCAACGCTTTCCGTCTGTCTTCTATTCGAGCGCCAAGGGTCATCTGAGCCTTATCTAACGGCTGTCCGTTAGATGAAACTCCTGTTATTCGTTTGACACCATAACGGCTAGTCGTTAGGCAGTCGTCATGAGCCTGGAACATAAGATCAAATCCGTCCTTGCCGAAGCGGTTCGCGCCGCTGGCAGCCAGACGGCATTCGGTCGTTTGATCGGCAAGCGACAATCATCCGTCCGCGAGTGGTTGCTCTCCAATCGACCGCTCCCCGCTGAATTCGTTCTTACAGTCGAGGAAGCGACTGGCGTATCACGCCACCGTCTGCGCCCCGACATCTATCCCGACCCCACCTCCTCCGTACTCCCAGGCTCCGAGGTGGTAGAGGGTGGCGCGCCGATCGTCCCCGGCGATCGGCGCGCCAAAATGCAGTGTGTTAAGTCATGAACACACCTCGCGTTCTCGACGCGTGCTGCGGCAGCCGAATGTTCTGGTTCGATAAGCAGAACATCGATGCCCTCTTCATCGACAACCGCGCCGAGCGGCATGAGCTGACTGATGCGTCCAGCGCGGGCGGCACACGCTCGCTGCTGATCGCTCCCGATATGGTGGCGGATTTCACCGCACTGCCATTCCCTGACGCGACCTTCCCCCTGGTCGTCTTCGATCCGCCGCACCTCGTCCAGAACGGGCGCACCGGATGGCTGGCCAAGAAGTACGGCAAGCTCGGCACTGACTGGCGGGATGTGATCCGTGCGGGCTTTTCTGAGTGCTTCCGCGTCCTGCGCGCGGACGGCACGCTCGTCTTCAAGTGGAATGAGCACGAAATTCCCGTCGCCGAGGTGCTGGCCCTGACGGATGTGCAGCCCCTTTTCGGCAATCGCTGCGGTAAGACCGCCAAGTCCCATTGGCTGGTCTTTATGAAGCCCCTCCAAAAGGATCTTCGTTCATGACCCAGGACGCTTTCATGCACGGCCTCGGCCTGCTGAGCCTGACCGTGATCGGGGGCGCTGCGGCGCTCTCCGTCGCGACGATAGTCGGCACGCTGGACGAAAATTGGCACCGCATCACCGCCGCCCTGCGCGGCCAGACCGGCCTGCCCCTCGCCCCGCCCCAGCCCTTCCGCCCGCGCCCCCGCCCGGTCGCGGCGGTCATACCCGAAAGCACGAAGATGAGGGACGCGGCGTGAGCTGGCTCCCTCGCCTGACATGGGGCGGCTGGTACAGCTGCGGCGGCAATGACCGCCAATTCAACGGCGGGTACGTCAATTTGACTTGGCGCCGCTGGACCATCGAGCTGAACGTCGGCCGTGAGGATGCTCGGTCATGAGCGGCACCCTTTTCAGCGGCAATGCCCGCATGGTGCACGGCGAGGCGGTCGAGCTTACCCTTGCGTCGCTGCGCGCCTATTGGTCGCGGCATCGGCATGTCGCCTTGGCCTGGTCGGGCGGTAAGGACAGCACCGCCACCCTGACCCTGATCGTGCACCTGATCGAGTCTGGCGAGCTGCCCCAGCCGGAGGTCCTGCACGTCTTCTATGCCGATACCCGGCAGGAGCTTCCGCCGATCCAGATCGCGGCCGAGCTGGTCATGGCCAAGCTGCGCGAGCGGTCCTGGATCAAGCTGACGGTCGTGCGCGCGCCGCTCGACAAGCGCTTCATGGTCTACATTCTTGGGCGCGGCGTCCCGCCCCCGAATAATAATACGCTGCGCTGGTGCACCCGTCAGATCAAGGTCGATCCGATGGCCGAGGCGCTCGGCGCGGCCATCGCCGATCTCGACGGCACCGCCCTGATGATTACCGGCGTGCGGGAGGGAGAAAGCGCCGTCCGCGACGGCCGGATCGCCATGTCCTGCTCGAAGGACGGCGCCGAATGCGGTCAGGGCTGGTATCAGCAGGTGCTGCCCGATGCGAAGGGCGTGCGCGGCCGCATCGCCACGCTGGCCCCGATCCTGCACTGGCGAGTCTGCACCGTGTGGGACTGGCTGAAGATCTTTGCGCCGATGCCGGAATTCGGCGGGTGGCCGGTCGCGGTCCTAGCCGATGCCTATGGGGGCGATGACGCCACCGAGATCAATGCCCGCACGGGCTGCATCGGGTGCCCGCTCGCCTCCCACGACACGGCATTGGAGGTCATCGTCCAGATGCCCGCATGGGAGCATCTGACGCCCCTGCTCGACCTGAAGCCGCTCTATCGCTGGATGCGCCTGCCCGAGCAGCGCCACCGTAAGAGCGGCGTCGAGCGACTGAAGGACGGATCGATCGCGAAAAATCCGCAGCGCATGGGGCCGCTGACGCTCGATGCCCGCCGAGAAGCGCTTGACCAGATCCTGGCCATTCAACGCCAGGCGCGCGTCGATCTCATCAATGCCGAAGAAGAGGCCCGCATTCGCGAGCTGATCGACGCACGCACCTTCCCGCAGAAGTGGGACGGCAGCGAGCCGCGCGCCGATGTATGGCTGGACGCCGAATATGGCGACGGCACCGGCCAGCCCATTCTTTTCCGGGAGCTGGTCGGCGCATGACCCAGCTCGATTTCTTCGAAAAGCCCAGGCTGGTGTCCCGCTGGAACGGCGACGGCCCCTTCCCTTGGAAGGATAGCGGCGTCTGGTGCCGGACCTTCGGCGATCACAATGCCCGCTTTTTCGACGGCGCGGGTTGGTGTCAGATGGAAGTGCGCTGGTGTGACCAGTGCCAAATCTATCATCCGCTCGACTTCGATTTTCGGCAAGGCACGCGCTCTATCGCCGACTACCGCCACTCGGCGGGCGGCATCCAATGACCCAGCCGCTCACTGCCGAGGCGAAAGCGCAGCTCATCCTGGAGCAGGCCGAGACGGATCATGCGTGTCGCATCCCGCGAAATTTCCGGGCTGTCGCCATCAAAGCCATCGTCGCGGCCTTGGCCAATCTGCCGACCATCGCCCGCAAGCCCGACGGCCGTCGTCGGCCGGTCCTGATCGCGAATGGCCAGCCGATCCCCGATGCCGCCCGTGCCGCCTGCCTTGAGGTCATGGGGCGCGATCTTTTCAAATTCGCGGACTTGGTCCGGGTGCTGATCGACAATGGAGTCGGCGAGGACAACGCCGGTGCCCAGAAGCTCGCCGAGCGCCTGCTGCTGCAATATCGGCGCCGAGGTCTGGTGGTCAGCGCCGGATCGCACGGCTATTGGCAGGCGGCGCAGTCTGAAGAGGCCAGCGACGCCGCGACGACGATCAGCCAGGACCAGAATATCGCCTCGGCCGAGGCGGATCTCCTGCGCACGGCCCTGATCGAAGCGGCCTCAAATTTCCACCTTATCGCGCTGCATGGTGACATGCATTCGATGCACCAAGACGCGAAGGCCGGTCGCGATCGGGTGCTGAATGCCTTGGTGACGGCCGCATGACCCAGCTTCGCGCACCCCGCACCTATGACGAGGCCATCACCCGCATTGCGGGCGTGATCGGCTGGGACCGGATCTGCCAGCTGACCGGCCGTGCCGTGCGATCGGCGCGCTATTGGTCGCAGCCGAATTGCAGGACCGTCCCCTCGATCGCCCAGGCGCAGGATCTTGACGCCGCCTATATCGCGGCGGGAGGGCCGGGATCGCCCTTTCTCGACGCCTTTGAATTTCAGCTTGGTCAGCAGCTCCAGCGGCAGGACGCCTGCACGCGTGAGCTGCTGTCCGAGATCGCGATCGCCAGCAAGGAATTCGGCGAGGCCATGGCCGCCGCCATCCGTGTCACCCAATCCAACGCCTCGCCGCAGGACGTGTACATCGCGTTCGCCGAGGTGGAGCAGTCGGCTCGCGCGATCGACGCGCTGATGCGCCGCCTGTCTAGCTTCCTCCCGTCCCAGACCACCGACGCGGGGAAAGACGGGGGTAACACCAAGTGAAGAAGGCCCAGTACCCATCGCGCCTGCCCGGCATCGCCTGCCCGCATTGCGATTCCGACGCGATCGCGCGGACGAGCAGCCAGCTCGACCCGCTGACGCGCAATATCCGCCTGATGTGCAAGAATCCCGACTGCGCCCATATCTTCGTGGCGCAGATCGCGATCTACCGCACCCTGCGGGAAAGCCTGACCCCGCGCGCGGACATCGCGCGCCAGCTCCCGCTGGGCCAGTGGGTGCCCCAGCGCCGCCCGGCCAATGACGACGAGCCGACGCCGATGAATGACGATCGCCTACCTGCGGCCGTCGAAGGTGTACCCGTGCCCAGCTGATCGGCGCGGCCCCGCCGCGCTTCCCTTTCCCGACCCGTCTTTCCCTGCCCGGCGACCACCCCGTCGCCGGGATCGCCCCCCGCTTTGCCTGAAAGGACCGCCACCATGATGCATGTCGCGCTCCCCTCCATCGCCGCCTGCACGCCCCTGACGCCCGACACCTATCTCCAGCTGCGCCGGATTGCGGCGGGCCTGTCGCGTGATGACGTGGCACACCGCCTGGCGCGGACCAGTGGCGATATCGGCATCGCCACGCAGTTGGTCCGCTCGCTGGAGACGCCCGGCGTCCGCGCCCGACTGCGCGCCACGCTCGATCAGCTCCGCGCGATCTTTCCGTTCGACCAGGACGTCTATCACCAACTCTACAATGCGCCCGCCCATGCCCATCCGCGCATCTGTCGCGGATGCGGGGTCAGCGCCTGGGATATGGAGACGGCGCCGGGCGTCGACGCGGGCGGCTGGCACGACGATGCCACCTGCTTCGCCTGCGCCCCCCATGCGACGGGTGCCCGCTGATGCGCCGCGAGGACATGCCCGCCTGGGTGCGGCTGCTCGGGGTCATCGTCGTCGCCATCATCGCCATCCCCTTCGTCATCGTGACGATCGCCGCCCAGGCGAAAGACGCGCGGCGGTGATGGCATGGTGGGGACCGGCCTCTGTCACGGCGACCGCGCCGTCTATCTCGGCCTCGGCCAGGCGCGCGGCAAGCATTGCGACGTGCTGTCGGTGCGTGGGCTGCACGCCGCGATCCGCTTCGACAGCGGCTCGGCCTGCCTGGCGCTCGCCAAGGATTGCCACCCGATCCCGCGCCGCCCGCCGCCCGACTTCTAGCCTGCGCGCTTGTGTTCAATCGCCTTCTACACCGCCGCGCACTGGCGCAGCGCCGCTTTCCCTCTCCACCACCTGCCACCGGAGCCTGACACGATGACCGATCCCGACCTGTCCAAGATCGACCAGCAGACCGCAGACGAACTGCGCCTGCTGATCGAGCGCGCCGAGCGGCTGGAGGAAGAGAAAAAGGGCATTTCCGACGACATCACGGACGTGTTCGCCGAGGCCAAAGCCCGCGGTTTCGACAAGAAGGCCGTCCGCAAGATCCTGCAGATCCGCAAGAAGAAGCGCGAGGAGTATCAGGAAGAGGAAGCCATTCTGGAGGTCTATATGAAGGCCTTGGGGATGATCTGATGGCACACCATTGGACATTTGGCGCCGTGCGCTGCGCTCATCAGGACGGCAATTTCTGCTACCTCCCCGGCTGGACAAATGGCCTTTTCGGTATCGATTGGCGACCGGGCGCGGAAAATGCCCCGGAACCGATGGCCTATGTGCTGACGCACCTGGCCACCGGATGGAGCATCTGCGCCATCACCGCCGATCTGACGGAAGTGATCCGCGCGGCTTCGGAAATCGAGGCCGCGATCGACTGGACCTCCGCCGATCCCGGCGAAATCAAGGTCATCCTGCGCGATGCAGAGGGCGACATGCGCGCACTCATCAAGCGGCTCGGCGGGCATAATCCTGGGCTATATTATGGTCCGCCGGGCTTGCCGGATTGTGCCGAGATCAAGCGGGGACAGCCTGTCCCCGGTACGCCAGCCGAACGCGAAGCCTTTTACGACAGCCAGATCGCGCCTGTCCTGGCCGATCTGAGCCAGCAATGCTTTGCCCATGGGCTGTCCTTCCTCGCCATTGTCGAGTGGGAGAAGGGCGAGATCGGTCGCACGGTGGGATTGCAAGCTGACCGTGGCCCGCAGATTGCCGGTGCGAATCGCGTCGCCCAGCTCGGCGATCGTCCCTTCGCCGCCTTTGCTATGGTCCGGGAGGGTGGTCACGCGTGAGCACCTCCACCATCCTCACCCTGCGCTGTGACCGCTGCGGCCATGAGGTGCTTCTGACCGAAGGTCAGGCGCGTCCCGATGGCTGGGGCTCGGTCGTGGCATGGCGTGTGGGTGGTGGCACCCGCCTCGGCGCCGACGGCAATCCCGACGATCTGTGCCCGACATGCGCCGAGGATCTGCTCGGCGCATGGTTCTGCCAAGTGCTATCCAAGCCCGCCGCGCCCCCGGCGCCGATCATCGCCCCGCCCGCGCCGCGCCGTCCGGCCCTGACGATCGAGGATCGCAAGCGCGCGATCGACGCCGTCACCGGCGCGCTGTTGCAAAATGTCGTGATGATCCGCGACCATCTGCGCGCGGATCCGACCAGAATCCTTTCCGAAGAGTTGCCCGCCCAGATCCTGCAGGCCATGGAAATCAACGCCCAGGCGCTGGTCAGCGGCATTGTCACCCGCCTCAATCTCAAAGACGCCCGATGCTGACCGCGACCCTGACCCAAAGTCTGCGCGCGCTGGAGGTGGTCCGCGACGGCGATGTCCGCCGCGCCGATCCCCTTGCCCTTCGCGAAGCGACCGCCCGCGCGGCGATCATCACCCACGCGATCGGCGTGACCCTGCAACTGGCGGCGGCCGTGAAAGCCGCCGCCCAAGGCGATACCGCCCCCGCCATCGCGGCGGCCGCGGCTTTTCGCTTGGATGAAATGGAGGTGCTGTCATGAGAAGCAGAGGCTCCGTTACCGTGACCAAGCGTCCGACCGTGTCGACGCACACAGCGACGGCGGGCTGCGTCACCTGCCATGGGCAGGGCACCGGCTGGACCGGCGCCAATGCCCTGGCCCTGGCCGCGCGCCACCACGACGCGACCCAGCACGCGACCTGGTGCGATACGCATCTGTCCGTCCGCTACGGCCATGCCCAGCCCGACGCCCGCCAGATCGACATCGAGGACGCGATCCGGGAGGCCGATCGTGGGTAGCACCCGCTCCACCTGGCTCCAGAGTGAGCTGACCCGCGCGCTGAAGGCCGCGAAGAATGCGGACCATCCGGTCACCCGCACCGAGATCGCGCCCGACGGGACGATCAAGCTCTTTCACGGCGACGATGCCGTGACGCCGCCCCCCGCCAGCCCCTTTGACGCATGGAAAGCCGGACGCAGTGGACATTAAGCTCAAGGGCATCAATCGCACGTCGAAGCGACTGAGCGACGGCACCAAGGCCACCTATTTCTACGCATGGAAGGGCGGCCCCCGCCTGACCGGCGAGCCGGGCAGTCGCGAATTTCTGGACAGCTACCAGGAGGCGACGCGTAATCGCGATGCGCCGTCGAAGGACAAGGTGCGGGGTCTGCTCGACGCCTACCAAGACGCGGTCGAATTCAAGAATCTCGCCGCCCGCACCCGCTCCGACTACAAGAAGATGATCGCCATCATCGACAAGGAATATGGTGACTTCCCATTGGCAGCGCTCGACGATCGCCGCACCAGGCCGGAAATGCTGGCCTGGCGTGATCGTCTCGCCGCCACCTCGGCCCGCCAAGCCGATTACGCCTGGGCCGTCTTGGCGCGGATCTTCTCATGGGCGCTCGATCGTGGCCTCATCACCGCACACCCGGCCCGCGCAGGCGGCCGCACCTATCGCTCCAGCCGCTCGGCCAATGTCTGGACCGCCGAGGATGAAGCCGCCTTCTACGCCAAGGCGCCCGAGCATCTGCATCTGGCGCTGTGCCTGGCGCTCTGGACCGGCCAGCGGCAGGGTGACCTGATCCGGCTGACCTGGGGCCAATATGACGGCACTCATATCCGCCTGATCCAGTCGAAGACGGTGTCGAAGGTGCGCAATTCTTCGGGCAAGCGCATCCTGATCCCGGTCGGTGCCCCGCTGAAGGTGCGGCTCGACGCCTGTCCGCCCGGCCCTGCCCGCCAGACCATTCTGCTCACGTCACGCGGTACGCCGTGGACGGAGAATGGCTTTCGCGCGTCATGGAATACGGCCCGCGCCGAGGCGGGCATTGCGGGCGTCACCTTCCACGACCTGCGCGGCACGGCGGTCACCCGCCTGGCGCTCGCAGGTGCCACACCACCCGAGATCGCGACCGTCACCGGCCATTCGCTGAAGGACGTGAATGAGATCTTGGACGCCCACTATCTCAATCGAGATCCGCGCCTCGGCGAATCGGCGATCCGCAAGCTCGAAAGCCAGATCAAGACGCGCAAAACGCCCGATCCTCCCAACTGACGGCCCAACCGACCGCCCCGCTTCCAAAATTCCGACATAAAAAGCCGAAAAAAGCCAAGCCAAAAGACGCCAGAAAACCTAGCTTTTGCGAGGATTTAAGGGGAAATACACCGGGTGGTAGCGAAGGAGGGACTTGAACCCCCGACACGCGGATTATGATTCCGCTGCTCTAACCAGCTGAGCTACTTCGCCATGCCAGGCGTTCCACCCGGTGGAGGCGCGCCTATA